GTAGATCAAGATACTTTCCAGCCTAAGATTGGCTTCAAGACTCGCTACGGCATGGTTGCAAATCCATTCGCTCGCGGTGCAGTTACGACTAATCAAGGTGTTATTGGTCAGGCTTCTAACGTCTACTATCGTAAGTCTACAGTAGCTAACTTGCTATAATAAAAAGAATCTCTTAGAGATCATTTTGCAGGGGCTTCGGCCCCTGTTTTTTTTGCCTGTACAAAATGCATAAATATAAAGTATAATACATTTGTGGTAACAATCATGTTGCAATCAGTCACCATGTTTATAGTATTATGGATAAACCCTTTAAAGTTTGAAGTATATAGTACCGTTGATGAGGTTTACAGTATAGAGCCAATTATAGAATGTACTAAAGAGTTTACAAGAGATCTAGTGACATCTGAAAAAACTACATTTTTATACTGTAAAACAGAAAGATTATATTATAGTATGACTGGAAAAGATACAACGGTTATTGTTATCACGGGAGCTTATGACACATGACAATGAATAAAAATATGTTATCCCCAGTAGGGTTTTCATTTAATATTAAAAAATTGCCGGAGATGAATTTCTTCGTACAATCCGTTGATATGCCCGGTGTAACCCTCGGATTCGGTGAACAACCAAACCCATTTAAGAAGCTACCAATATTCGGTGATCATTGGGAATATAATGGTGATCTTTCTGTCACATTCAAAATCAATGAAGATTTAGGTAACTATATTTCTATATACGAATGGTTACAAGGTATTGCATTCCCAGACGAATTTCCTCAGTTCGCAAATTTAAATTCAGAAACCAATAATCTGACCGGTGATGGCTTAAAATCCGATGGCTATCTTATGATTCTTTCTAGCGCAATGAATCCTATTGTGCGAATCGATTTTGAAGATTTGTTTCCAGTATCTCTTGGTAATATCGTAATGGATACTCGTGATACAGAGATTACATATCTAGAAACAACCGTTGAATTCAAGTTTGATAAGTATACTTGGAACTACGATTTCTAGCATTTACAAGTCCATAAAAGTGTGGTAGAATAACACTTTATAGTCCATAAAAGTGCAATATGAAACTCGAAGAAATATTTGAAATATGGGAAGAAGATGCTAAAGTAGATATTAATGAGCTCGGTAATGCGGCGCTCGATCTAGCTAAACTGCATCAAAAATATTATAGATTCTTATCACATGAAAGACTCTTACTTAAAAAAATGGAAGGCGAAATCAAGACTCTTAAGCTTGAAAAACAAGAGTTTTATGCAGATGGACCTACTCAAGAACAACTTGATAAAGGTTGGCAACTTCCTGCTAAGGGAAGAATTCTTCGTAGTGACATCGCAATTTATCTTGATTCTGATTCTGATATTATTGCTGCTAATCTAAAGATAGCATATCAACGAGAAAAAGTTGAGCTGTTGACTGATATTATTAAAACCATCTCCAATCGAGGCTTTCATATTAAGTCTGCAATAGATTGGGAGAGGTTTAAAACTGGAATGTAATGGATAAAATAGTCGTACATAAAATTGATGAAGTACATAATCAAGTGTTCTGTGATGATCTTGGTATTATGCAAGAGATGTCCGACTACTTTACATTCAAGGTGCCCGGTGCACAATTCATGCCAGCTTATCGCAATAAAGTTTGGGATGGCAATATAAGACTACTAGATATGAGAACCGGTAAGCTATATGCCGGCCTAAATAGTTATATCGAAATCTTTGCCAGAGAGCGTGGATATGAAGTTGAATATGCATATGATAATTCAACAAATAATTTTTCTGTCGTCGAGGCTGAGAAATTCTTATCTGAGCAAAAGTTTACGATCACACCTCGAGACTATCAAATCAAGGCTTTCGTGGATGCTATACGTAATGATCGTAATCTATTCCTTTCTCCCACTGCCTCTGGCAAGTCGTTTATTATATACATGATTATGCGTTGGCATCTTAAGCCAACACTCCTCATTGTACCTACCACCACCCTCGTGCATCAAATGTATTCTGACTTTGAATCTTATGGATTTAATTCAGAGAAATACTGTCACAAAATTATGGCAGGTAAAGATAAGAATACAGACAAGCCGATTGTTATTACCACGTGGCAGTCAATCTATAAGTTACGTAGAGATTGGTTTAAACAATTCGATGTGGTTATTGGTGATGAGGCACATCTTTTTAAAGCGAAATCACTTACATCTATACTCACAAAGCTAGAAGGCTGTAAGTATCGATATGGATTTACCGGCACACTCGATGATTCACAAACCCATCGTTTAGTTCTTGAAGGTTTATTCGGTCCAGTTAATAAGGTAACCACAACAAAAGAACTTATGGATGCTGAGCATCTCGCTGAACTAAGTATAAAGGTCATTACACTTACATATCGTGATGAGATTCGTAAAGCCGTTTCGTCGATGAAATATCAAGATGAAATGGACTTTCTGGTATCGTATGAACCACGAAATAATTTCATTAAAAATTTGTCATTATCGTTGGAAGGTAATACACTTTTGCTATTTCAATATGTTGAAAAACATGGTAGAATGTTATATGATATGATAAATGAAAAGGCAAATGGCCGCCAGATTTTTTTTATTCATGGAGGAGTAAAAGGTGAAGAACGAGATGACATTCGTAGAATTGTTGAGAACGAAAGTGATGCTATCATTGTGGCAAGTTATGGTACTTTTAGTACTGGTGTCAACATTAGGAATCTCCATAATGTTATCTTTGCCTCACCAAGCAAATCAAAAATCAGAAACTTACAATCAATCGGAAGAGGCCTCAGAAAGTCTGATACAAAGAATTCTGCAGTCCTATATGATATAGCTGATGATTTGTCATGGAAAAGTAAAACAAATTATACTCTCAAACATTTAATGGAGAGAATAGATCAATACGATGATCAAAAATTTGAATATAAATTATACAAGGTAGGCTTATCATGATCGTAATATTGTATTTACACAACGGTAAAGTTGTGATGGGTAAAATGAATATTACAAATGAGAATTCTATAGAATTAGACGATGCACTTACTGTGAATTATACCGTTGATGAAGATTTTAGTCCTGCCTTGTACTTCGTAAAATATTGTCCTTTCGTCGAATGTAAAACTGTGTCTTTTATGAATAACGATATTATGCATATTTTTAAAGATCCACTTCCAGATTTTTTAAGATATTACAATAACAATGTAAAGTCTATTCTATATGGAAAGAAAACAAGAAAGCGAGTTACGAAAAAGGACGAAGATAATGAGATACAAGAGCTCTTGGCTCTCGCAGAAAAAAAATACGGTGGAGGAAAAATACACTAATGGCAAATTATATTAACAATAAAGAATTTTATCAAGAGTTAGTTAAATTCAAAGACTCGTGTAATGCGGCTGAAAAAGCTGGTGATCCTGTTCCTCGTATTCCTGAAAAAATAGGTGAAGCCTTTTTTATGATAGCCAATAAGCTAGCTAATAAAGGTAATTTTATTGGATACACATACAAAGATGAGATGATTAATGATGCTCTCGAAAATTGTGTAGTTGCTGTACATAGTTTTAATCCAGAAAAATCTAAGAATCCTTTTGCATATTTTACACAGATTATTTGGTATGCATTCCTTCGGCGCATTGAAAAAGAAAAGAAACAAACATACATTAAATATAAGTCTCTTGAAGAACTTGTCGTAGATTCTAATTTCTTTGAAAATGAAGGCGGTAATGGCTATGGTAATTTCGACATTGAAAATGAAAAGATGAAACCTATTATTGACAAGTTTGAAAATAAGACAAAGAAAAAGATTGAATCAGCACCGAAAGGAGTGGAAAAATTTACTAAATGAATATATTAGGAATATACGGTGCTCTTGGATGGAATCCTCATGATCCAGAGCAAGTTAAAAATAATCCGGGTGAACATGCACATGCATGGGTACATGATTCTGGCGCGTCTTTATTTAAAAACGGTGAACACATAGTAAGCATTCAAAATGAGAGACTAACTCGTAAAAAATATGATGGTCAATTTCCTGACGCATCAATGAAATATTGTCTTCAGGTTGGCGAGCTAAAAGACGAGCAAATTGATAAATTGTGTGTTGCTATCCCTTCTTCGTTTCATTTCTATGATGCATACTATAATAGACACGTCACGGCTGTGTTACAAGAAAGATTTCCAAATGCTGAAATTAAATTCTATGGGCATCATCATTGTCATGCAGCAGCGGCCGTATATACCTCTGATCAAGAAAGTGGATCCTTTGTTACATCGGATGGTAGTGGACAACAATATCTCGCTGAAGCTACTCCATCCGATGAAGGAATGTTAACAGGTGAGGGAGGTGTTGAAAGAAGTACGATTGGTTACTTTGATAAAACAAAAAATACATTTCAGCTATTTCATGATTTAAAATATACAAATTCATTTGGCGGTCATTGGGCTACTGTATCAGAACTCATATATGCTGAAAAAATGGGTATGCCAGAAATTATTACTAGACGCGAAGATAATAGTTTTTTAGGATTAGGAGATAGAGCGTTTTTTGATGCTATGCATGGCAAGGTTATGGGGTTATGTGCATATGGTCAAGACGAGGCCTCTGATGATTTTTCTGATATAAAATATTTTCAGACAAGTGACGAGTTAGTTTTTGAAACTAGACCTTATGTTTGCTTACATAATCTTGCTCAGCTCGAAGTATATACTAACGAGGATCTATCACCTGAATACAAAGCATATGTGTTGCAAAGAAATCATGAAGAAGGTATGCGATGGTTATTGAACAAGTACAGAGATACAGGATATACGACTGATAATATTTGTTTATCTGGCGGTAGTTTTTTAAATGTCAAAGCGAATACTCTTGTACATAAACAAAAT